TGGAAAGACGAGGCGGTTCTTATAATTTTGTCGGCCCCGATAGTGGTGCTTGCATATGCAGTCATATCAGATGACCCAAGTGCGATGGACAAGGTAAAATTGTTCTTTGAGATGTTCTCGCAGCTCCCGTCCTGGTTCACTAACTTGTGGATCTTGGTTGTAGCATCGATATATGGTATAAAGGGTACACAAATATTCAGGAACGGAGGAAAAAAATAAATGACTAAATTATGTCCAAGAGGGAAGGCAGCAGCCAAAAGAAAATTTAAGGTATACCCAAGCGCATATGCTAATGCCTACGCATCTAAAATTTGTGCAGGTAAAATTAAAGACCCATCAGGTGTCAAAAGAAAAGATTTTAAAGGACCTAAACCGGCAGCCAAAGGTGCAATGATGAAAGCAAAAAAAGGTAAAGCAATCATGATTCTCATTGGTGTTGGCAAAAAGAAAAAAGTTCAAAAGAAAATGGGCGGTGGCATGACTGCAGGTAGTCAATCAGCTCTGGGAAGATTACAAAAAGCAAACATGATGAATAAAGGTGGTTTAAAAGCTGAACTAAATAATCCTGCAAAAGGTTATAATGATGGTGGTGATGCAAAAATTAAAAAAGTTATTAAAGGATTAAATAAAGCCTCTAAATTACATGCTGGTCAAGCAAGAAGTTTAGGCACACTTGTAAGTAAAAAATCAGTTGGAGGTTTGACTGATTATTACAAAGATTTAATGTAATGCAAAAAAATGTCCAGTATATGAAGGAGGGAGGCCTCAAGAAATGGTTTTCTCAAAAATGGGTTGATATTGGAGCAAAGAAAAAAGGCGGAGGATTTAAGCCATGTGGAAGAAAATCTGCGAGTGGATCAAAAAGAAAGTATCCAAAGTGCGTCCCTGCTGCCAAAGCAGCGAGCATGACAGAATCCCAGAGACGGAGTGCCGTTGCAAGAAAAAGAGCTAGAGCACAAGGTGTAGGTGGTAAACCAACAAATGTTAAAACATTTGCAAAATCTTAAAAAATTCATATAGTTCTCGTATGCGTGCAACTATCTTAAAAGCTTTACATGATAAGTACAATTCTGAAATATCAGAAGCAGAAGCAAATCTTAAAGTTTATTTGGATAATCCAGTCGGTGTTTCAGAACATCCAAATATTGTGGAAGAGGCAGATAAATTAATTACTAAAATTACAGACGCAGAAGGCAAACTCCAAGTTTTGAAAGAATTCAGTGATTGAAGGCGATAGTATCGAATATGATCTATTAGAAAAAGTTTGTGCACTAATCACAAACGATAAACCATTTACTTGTGAAATAGGTGTAAGATTAGGTAAAGGATCACAAACAATATTAGAATCTTTGAAACACAAAGATCACTGGCATATCGGTATAGATCCTTATGGAGATATTACATATCAACATTTTGATAAAGACTCCACAATAGAACATATTGATGGTGGATCCCCTACTTATTCAAACTCAATGAAGTCTACTTTATTACAAAATTTACATTATGATAATTTTTCATTGTTTCAAATGAGTGATGATGATTTCATGAGAAAGTTTGCAGATGGTGTGCCTATTTATAAAAATGATAGAATAGTAAGAAACGACTATGATTTAGTTTTTTTAGATGGTCCACATAAAACATTAGATATTCTAAAAGAAGTAATATTTTTTGGTGAACGTTTGAACAATAAAGGTTTTATTATATTAGATGATTATGAATCATTTAAATTTGATTACATAATTAAATCAGCTGAATTAATGGATATTAAATTAATGCATGTGGGTAAAAATAAAATAGTTTTAAGAAAATACACAGATGGTAATTTTTAATGGATTTAAACACAATATCTTTATTACAAAATTTAATTAGGAAGAGATTAGAAAGATATAAGGAAGCCGCTATATATAGTGTTGACACGATTGACCAACTACAATATGTTAGGGGTCAAATCAAATCTTTAGAAGATTTGCAACAGGAACTAAAAGACCTGCTGAATAAACAGGAGTTAGAAGATGACAACGTCCACGGAGCAACCGAAACGGACTGAAAAGACGCTAAAAGACTCGTATAAACCCGAGGAAGAAGTTAAAACAGTCCTTGATCCCAAAGCAATAGATGACAAACTATTAGATAGATTACCTACACCAACAGGGTACAGATTATTGGTATTACCATACGCTGGACCTAAAAAAACAAAAGGTGGGATAATTCTTTCTGATACAACTCAAGAAACCATACAGATGACTACAGTCTGTGGTCTTGTTCTTAAGATGGGTAATCTTTGTTACAGAGACAAAGATAAATTTCCGTTAGGACCTTGGTGTAAACTACACGAATGGATAATATTTAGTAGGTACGCAGGTTCAAGATTCAAGATAGAAGGTGGAGAAGTTAGAGTGTTGAATGATGATGAAGTGATTTCAACAATTAAAAATCCACGTGATATTTTGCACCATTATTAAGGAGGACAAATGGCTGAAGAAAACAAAACTCCCGAAGTGGAGTTAGACACAGATGGTGTCAATGAAGAAAATGTCGATGTTGAAAGTCCAAAAGAACCAGATGAGTCTTTTGCACAAAAAGAAAATGTCGATTTAGGTTATACTGATGTTACTCAAAGCGGTAAATCAGCAAAAGAACTTTTACAAGAAACTAAAGAAGAAGTTGAGGAACCAAAACCTGAACCTGAGCCCGTAGAGCAAAAGGTAGAGGAGAATAAAGGTGACTTAGAAGAGTATTCTGACAAAGTTCAAAAAAGAATAAAAAAATTAACTTTTCAAGTTCGAGAGGCAGAGAGAAGAGAAAAAGCTGCTATTGAATATGCAAAAGGCATCAAAGATAAGTATGATAGTATCAATGAAAAGTATGAGGAGACAGATACTAACTATCTTAAACAATATGATGCTAGAATAGATTCCGAGAGAGAAAAAGCTAAAGCTAATCTCAAAGCTGCTCTTGATGGAAATGACACAGAAGCAATAATGGAAGCTAATGATCAGCTTACAAAATTGGCTGTGGAAAAAGAAAAAGTTTCTATGTCTTTAGGAGAAAAAGAGGCAAAGAAAAAAGAAGCTGAGTCACAACCTCCAAAAGAGGAGGTTCAGCAACCACCTGTCAGTCAAAGAGCTCAAAAATGGGCAGAAGATAATGAATGGTTTGGCACCGATAGAGTGTTAACTGGTGCTGCTATGAGTATCCATGATGAACTTGTACAGCAGGGAATTGACGGGGAAAGTGACGAGTATTATAATCAAATAAACAAACGTATGAAGGAATATTTCCCTCAGAAGTTTGCCGAATCTTCTACTGAAGAAAAAACAAAAGCTGCACCCGTCCAAAACGTGGCTTCTGTTAGTAGACGATCAGGTGGACGCAAGTCTGTGAAGCTCACCAAATCACAGGTAGTTATCGCTAAGAAATTAGGGGTGCCACTAGAGGAATACGCAAAATACGTGAAGGAAGGAGTATAACATGGAAAAAGTTAAAACCTCACGCACGTCCGATACTAGAGTTAAACAAGCTAGAAAAAAAGATTGGACACCACCATCCAGTTTGGATGCGCCAGCTGCACCGCAGGGGTACTGTCATAGATGGATACGTACAACAACTGCAGGTTTCGAGGACGTTGCAAACGTTTCTAAGAAACTAAGGGAGGGTTGGGAATTTTTGAAAGCTGAAACACTTTTAAGTGAAATAGGCGAACATGATTACCCAATTATTACTGAAGGAAAACATGCTGGTCTTATCGGAATTGGGGGCCTTGTGTTGGCAAGGATACCAGAGGAGATCTTGAAACAACGTGCTGAGTATTTTAGAAAAATTACTCAAGATAGAACAGACGCTATTGATAGAGATCTTATGAAGGAACAACACCCGGACATGCCAATCAATATTGATAGGCAGTCTAGAGTTACCTTTGGCGGTTCTCGTAAAAAGTAATATTTTTGCGATACCTATAAGTAACTTGGATAAGTTAAATATAAATAAACGGAGAAAACAACTATGGCAAATCAACTAGAAAAGTTTGGTCTAAGACCTTACAGAAAACTAGATGGTACACCATTAGCTGGTGCTCAAAACAGATATACGATCAAAGCTAACTACGATCAAAATATCTTCCAAGGTGATTTGGTAATACCTGTATCAACTGGAAATATTGAGAGACATGTTAAAAATACATCGGAAGCTGTTGTGGGCGTTTTCAACGGATGTTTTTTTACTGATCCAACTACTGGAAAGCCTACATTCAAAAACTTTTATCCGGCATCAACAAATGCAAGTGACATCACTGCGTTTGTAATTGATGATCCAGATGCAGTTTTTTTAATGAATGCAGATGCTGCTTTCACAAGAGCGGATCTATTTAAAAACTACTCGTTGGATTCCAACAATGGAAGTACAACAACTGGTATATCAGAAGCGATGTTAGACGTTGGAACATCAGGAACTGCAACTACTTTCGCAGTACAAGCGATTGACATTTCGCAGGATCCTGAAAATTCTGACACTACAACATCAAATGCTAATATATTGGTTAGAATCAACAACCACTTCTACAGAAGTGGTACAGGCATAGCGTAATAAGGGAGAATAACTATGGCGATATCACGATCACAACTAGTTAAAGAACTAGAGCCAGGTTTGAATGCTTTATTCGGCCTGGAGTATAGTAGATATGAAAATCAGCATGCTGAAATTTATACTACTGAAACATCTGACAGAGCTTTCGAAGAAGAAGTAATGTTAGCAGGTTTCGCTTCTGCACCAACTAAACAAGAAGGTGCTGGAGTTGTGTTTGATCAAGCAACTGAAACTTTCACTGCTAGATACTCACATGAAACAATTGCTTTAGCATTTGCTATCACTGAGGAAGCAATCGAAGACAACCTATATGATAGATTAGCTGCAAGATACACAAGAGCTCTTGCAAGATCTATGGCAAATACAAAACAAGTGAAAGCTGCAAATGTATTGAACAATGCGCAAGTAACAACAGTAACTGGTGGAGATGGAGTATCTTTAATTAATGCTTCTCACCCATTAGCAACTGGTGGAACTTTCTCAAACGTTCTTGCAACTGCTGCAGATCTTAATGAAACTTCACTTGAGCAGTCATTGATTGACATTGCTGGTTTTGTTGATGAGAGAGGCTTAAGAATAGCAGCTCAAGGTAGAAAAATGATAATTCCAAAAGAATTACAATTTACTGCTGAGAGAATTATGAAGTCTCCTATGAGAACAGGAACTGCAGATAATGACATCAATGCGTTAAGAAGCATGGGAATGGTACCAGAAGGTTATGTAATTAATAACTTTTTAACTGATACAGATTCTTACTTCTTATTGACTGATGTGCCTAACGGACTAAAAATGTTTGTTAGATCACCAATCAAAACTGCAATGGAAGGTGACTTCGATACAGGAAACGTAAGATTTAAAGCTAGAGAAAGATACTCTTTTGGATTTTCTGATCCAAGATGTGTATTTGGTAATGGAAACTTACCAACTAGTTAATAGATAATACGTAAGTATTTTGAGAAGGGGCGGTGTTTTACATCGCCCCTTTTTTTATGTATAATATAAAAACCTAGATTAATTATTATGTCGACTGGCTAGGCAGACGGTATAGAGACGGCATAGTGCAATGGCTATACACAAAGGAGAAAATTATGGCTAGAACAACGTTTAGTGGACCGGTAAGATCTTTAAGAGGATTTATAGGAACAGGTCCTGAAATGGCACAATCAATAACTGGAACAGTTGATGGTGGAACAGACATCGCAGGAATTGATAAGTATCAAGGTAAAATAATACAAATTGGAGATGCAGATACTGTATTTAATTTACCTTCAATAATCGACACAGCAACTTCAGCAGTAGCAGGTGATAATGATCCAAATTCAACAAATAGAGTTGGACTTATGTATGAATTTATTGTTACTTCAAGTTTGACTGGGTCAAACACTTTTGTTTTAAATGCTGGAACTGCAGCAGGTAGATCAACAGCTGATGTATTCAGAGGGATGGCAATCTACAATAACACTGCAACTGATCCAGGAGCTGTAACTGCATTTAATGCAGGTGGGACTGATACTCTTACATTAACAGCTACAACCAAAGGTGGACTAGAAGGTGCTCAAATTCAATGTAGAGCAGTTGATGGTTTAATTTGGCAAGTTAGTGCACAATTGATTGGTAATGGAACATTTGCTAATCCTTGGAGCTAATAAATAATTAGTGGCTCCTTCGGGAGCCACAAAAAGGAGAATTATGAGTTTTAAAACTGATATACAAGCCACTAGATCAAATGCTGCTGCAGGAGCTTCTGCAATTATTGCACAACCTATTAGGTTGCGTGGCATAATTATTGCATCAAGTGGAGGTGGAGCAGGTGAATTAGAATTAACTACTACATCAAATACAGGAACAACTTTATTTTTTGCAGATGTTCCTTCAGGTGATGTGGTTAATATAAATTTTCCAGAAGATGGAATTTTATTTCCAAAAGGAATATTCTGTAAAACAAAAACACATGTTACAGCGTATACTTTATTGACAGATAAATATTCTGGGCCAAATTTAACAACAAGTAATAAATAATTATGAGTGGTGGTGGTTCATTCACTAGTGATCAATCGGTAGCTCATGCTACAGGGACTGCGCAAATGGTGCCTACATCAAAAAGAGCTAGATTAACCTCAATACAAGCAAAAGGTAATTCAGCTAGTGGATCAATCATCTTTAAAACAGGAGGTGTTAGTGGCACTACCATCGCAACATATTTATTTGGAGAAGAGGGTTTAGATATGTACCTCCCTGGATCTGGTATTCTTTTTGTTAATGGAATTCACGCAACAATATCTGGCACTGCCGGAGTAACAATCACATTTACATAAAATGTTTAAAAAACTAGAATATATGAAACGAGGTGGCGATGTGATGCCAGCTCGTAATAAAAAGAATTTTAGACCCACCAAAAAAGGTGCAGGCATGACAAAAGCAGGTGTTGCTGCTTATCGTAGAGCGAATCCTGGATCAAAATTAAAAACAGCGGTGACAGGAAAAGTAAAACCTGGATCAAAAGCTGCAAAAAGACGTAAGTCGTTTTGTGCGAGATCAGCGGGACAAATGAAAAAATTTCCTAAAGCTGCTGCAAATCCTAACTCTAGACTAAGACAAGCGAGAAGAAGATGGAAGTGTTAATTTGCACATTATGTTCTCATCCTTGTCATTGTAAAGGAGTAGGTCAATATGTTAATAGTAACCAATGTATCGGTTATGATTGCGATTGTAGAAACTGCACTCATCCGATTATAGAGGAGGATAATGACATGGCAAAAAAAATAATGAATTGGATATGGAAAGTTATTTGTTGGCCAGGCAGAAAAGTCAAAGATTGGCTATGGACAAAATAATTTATGAGCAATAAACCTTTATCAATTTCAGAGTCGGCAGCCGTTCAAATGCCTATGAAGACGGTTGCCTCTCTGATAATTATCGTAGCACTTGGTACAATGGGTTACTTTCAAATGGTTGAACGCTTAAACATTGCAGACACTAAAATAAAAATAATGGAACAGGATGTTGAGCAAAATACAGAATTCAGAATAAAGTGGCCACGTGGACAGATGGGGTCACTTCCCGCAGATAGCGAGCAATACATGATGTTGGAAGATTTATATAAGACCACCGATCGTATTAATAAACATATTGAGGACATGGCTTTAAATAAAGTAAACATTGAGTTTTTAACAAAGCAAATGGATAAAGTTTTAATAGACATTGAAAAATTAAAAGATGCAAACAGAGAGATAAAATACAATGGCAACGGGAAGAGTTACTAAAAAAGTTTTAGAATATATAAGAAAAATTAATAAAGAAAACCAAGAAATGAATCTTGCGAGAGATTTGAAAAAATCTGTTGAACATGGAAAAAATGGTACACAGAAATATGTAATTAAACAGGGTGAAAACAAAGGTAAGATAGTGTGATAGAAGTTGTTGTAGCTTTACTTATGTTCTGGGATGGAGAGATCAA